ATTAGAAATATATGGAATATAAAGCAAGAAAATTTAATGAAAATACATACAAAAAATATGATAATTTTGCAAAAGAAAAAATTATTGATTATTTAAAAAAAAGAGGACATATAATATTAAATAAAGAAGAAAATTATAATCACGATTTAATAACCTCTAAAAACAATGTTAAATATTATTTTGAACTTGAAGTAAAAATAGGTTATCCTTTTACTTCAAAAGATGATTATAAATTTAAAACTGTTAGTTTTTTAGGTAGAAAAAAAAGACTTCACGAACTATTCCCTTTTTATTATTTTATAATTTGCAATGAAACAAATTGTGTTTTATTTTGTAAATCAGAAGATATATTTAAAGATGAATTTATTGAAAAATTAAATGTAAATTCAAAAGATAGAAAAGGAAATGATGAAATGTATAGAGTTCCTATTGATAAATGTAATTTTTTTAATTTAAGTTAAAAACTTCACTTATTAAACATTTTGTTAATAACTATTATTTACATTTGTATTAATGAAAATCAAACGTTCCACAATAGTTAAGAATTTAGATACTGTATTTAGTCAATACATACGTTTGCGTTATGCAAAAAATGAAATAGCTGAATGCGTAACCTGTGGTAAAAAAGACCATTGGAAAAAACTACAATGTGGACACTTTCAATCACGTAGGCATTACTCAACACGTTGGGATGAAAATAACGTTGGAGTTCAATGTTACGGATGCAATATTACAAATCAAGGTCAGCAGTTTTTATTTGCTAAATATTTAGGTTTAGATAAAGCTGAAGAAATGGTTTTAAAATCGAAGCAAATTGTTAAATTTTCTGACAGTGATTTGCAAGATATGATTACTTACTACAAAAATAAATTAAAAGAATTTTCTTGATATTTCTAATTGTTTCTAATTGTTTGAATTGGGTAGTTTAACGACTACCCTTTTTTTTGCTAAAAGTTAAAATTTTGTTAAAGTTTTAAAAAATAGTTTGTAATTAAAAAAAACATTATAAATTTGCTTCATAATTAAAAACAAATATTATGACAACAATTAGATTAACACAGGCAAAATACACAAATGCAATAGCTTTAGGTTACTATGATGAATTAGAAAATATTTCTAAAATTAGAAAAATAGTAAAACACTATAAACTTTGTGGAAGAACAGAAGAATTATTAATAGAAATAACAAACAATTAACAAATGAAAGATTTAATCGACTACCAAAGATTCCAAGTTGAAGCGTTACAAAAACGTATCTGTGAACTTGAAACAAAACTTAATGAAGTTAAAACACATATATTTGAATTATGTGATGAAGATTGCCCAAACGAATACAAAACAATTATTAAACAAAAAACTTACGAATTATGAAAGAATTATCATTACACGAAAAATTAAGCAAAATTCAAGTAGAATTTAAAGCTAACAAATCAAAGTTTAACTCTTTTGGTAAATATAACTTCCGTTCAGCAGAAGATATTTTAGAAGCGTTAAAACCTTACAACGAAAAATATGGTGTATCTTTTACAATTACTGAAAAACTAATTTGCGAAAATCCACCTGTATTAAAATCAACTGCTAAAATTATTGATAACAATGGTATTAATGAAATAAAAGCTATTGCAATCGTTGGTGTTGATTTAAACCAAAAAGGTATGCAAGTACCTCAACAATTTGGTTCAGCATCTTCTTATGGTAAAAAATACGCTTTAGGTAATTTACTTTTAATTGATGACACACAAGACCCTGATGCAACTAATACACACGGAAAACCTGCTGCAACTACAGAAGTTGAACAAAAATGGTTAAACGTTAATACTCCTGAATATACACAAGCTATTGAATATTTAAAAAATGGTGGAAATTTGGAAGCTATTGAAAAAAAGTATAAATTAGCCAAAAAAGTAAAAGACGAATTACTAAAAGTTAAATAATGAAGGTATGTACTAAATGTAAAGTAGAAAAACCATTAACAGATTTTAGAGTAAGAAAAAACAGAAAATCAGGCTATCGTAGTGATTGTAAATCTTGTGAGTATCAATATTCAAGAAATAATAGAAAAGAATATTTTAATAACTATCAAAAAAACAAGAGAAAAACAGATTCATTATATAATTTAAGTTGGGTTGTTAGATGTTCAATTACTCAATCATTTAAAAGAGCGTGTGAAGGAAGATATATTAAATCTAAAAGGTCTGAAGATATTTTAGGTTGTACATTAGATTTCTTTATGAATTATATATCTTTGCAATTTAAAGATGGTATGTCATTTGAAAGAATGAGCGAAATACATTTAGACCATATAATACCAATTTCTTCTGCTAAAACTGAAGAAGACATTATCAGATTAAACCACTATACAAATTTTCAGCCTTTATGGGCAAAAGATAATTTTAAAAAAAGTAATAAGATTATCGAAAAACAATTAAAATTAATTTAAATTCCAATTGCAAGGATAAGTGCTACAAAAATTATGAGTTCAATAATTAACTTAAGTATCAGAGTGGATAAGCTTCCTAAAGAGAAATTCATTATGGGTAAAGACGGTGCTGTTTTTTATAACTGTACGTTAAACATTAACGATGACGCTAATCAATGGGGTCAAAATGTATCTTTAACAGATTCACAAACTAAAGAAGAACGTGAAGCTAAAAAAGCTAAAAACTATTTAGGAAATGGAAATGTAGTTTGGACTGATGGAAACATTAAAGCGGTTAAAAAAGAAGGACAACCTGCAACACAACAAGCTGCAGCAGTAGAAGTGGATTTACCATTTTAAATTAATTGGGTGGTTTAAAAGCCACCCTTTTTAAATAAGAATTAAAAGAAAACAATTATGAAAACACAAGAAATAAAAAGAGGAACATTTGAGCCATATTACGAAATTAAAAAATTAAAAATGGCTTCAGTAAATAGAGATATATTTACAAAACATTCAGAAAATTTTAAAGGAAAACTAAATGAGTTTGGTTGGATGATGCCAATAGTTATTTCAAGTAATAATGATGTAATTGAAGGACATCATAGGCTTGAATCAGCTAAATTGTTAAAACAAAAAACAATTCCTGTTTATATTGTAGATTGGATAAACACAAATAAAAAGCAAGACCATTTAGGATGTATTATAGGGTTAAATAATGGAAATAGAGCTTGGACTCCTTTAGATTATTTAAAAGCATTTTCAATTGATAATAAAGATTATAAAATAGTTTGGGATGCCTATAATTCAAATTCAAATAATGTTTCTGTTGGAAATGTTATAAAATGTTATTTTGCTAAATCTAATAAAAATATTTTTACAAAAGGTAAATCAAAAATAAAAAATATTAAATTTGCAGAGTTTTTAATTAAAAATTTTAGTAGTTTATATGAAAAATATCCTAAAAAAATAACTGCCTATTGTGTTAGAGAATTAATTAATGTAGGCTATATAAAAGCTAAAGAAGATTTTGATGCAATGAATTATTTATTTAATTATTACGAAAAAATGGCAAAAAATAACCATTCAGCTATTTCTTCTATTACCGACTTTAGACCATTAATGGAATTATATTTAAACGAATATTATACAATAAAAAATAATGAAAGTAACAGATAAAATAGAAATAACAAACGAGGACAATATGCTATTGATGGCACGTTACCCTGACAACTATTTTGATTTAGCTATTGTAGACCCGCCTTATGGTATTGGAGAAGGTTCTAAAAAAATACATTCAAGAGGTAAAAGTCAATTAAAGTATACTGCTAAAGATTGGGATAATTGCACTCCTTCAAAAGAATATTTTGATGAATTATTTAGAGTAAGTAAAAATCAAATAATTTGGGGAGCTAATCATTTTATTGAAAGTATAAATAAAAATTCAAGTTGTTGGTTATTTTGGGATAAAGATGGTTATGGTGATTTTGCTGATGGAGAATTAGCTTGGGCAAGTTTTAAAACTGCAGTAAGAAAATATAAATTTACATGGAATGGTTTTAGAAAACAAATGCCACAAGATAGAATACATCCAACAGAAAAACCATATAATTTATATAAATGGCAATTATTAAATTATGCTAAAAAAGGAGATAAAATACTTGATACACATTTAGGTTCAGGTTCAATAGCAATAGCTTGCCATGATTACGGATTTGAATTGACTGCTTGTGAACTTGACAAAGAGTATTACGATAAAGCAATTCAAAGAATACAAAACCACGTATCACAACAAAAGTTATTTTAAATGACAGAACAAGAAACAATAGATAGAATGTTGATGGAAGTTTTAGAAGAAGACTGTTACATCAATCCTGAACAAGAAATAGAATATCCAATACCTGCAATTAGTTGCGGAACAAAAGAATATGAAACTAAAGATGGTTATAAATCATATCCGCTTCCAATAGGAACTTATGGTAACTTTAGTTTTATTCAAGCACCGCCAAAATCTAAAAAAACGTTCTTTATTTCGCTTTTAAGTGCGGTTTATTTAAAAAACGAATTACAAGGTTTTGGTGGAAATTTAAGAGGAAACAGGCAAGATAAAAACGTTATTCATTTTGATACTGAACAGGGGAACTTTCACGCATCAATGGTTTTTAAAAGACCATTACAAATGACAGGTCAAAAAGATGATAAATATTATACCTATGCTTTACGTCAGTTAGGGTTTAAAGAACGTGTTATGTTTATTGAATATATACTTTATGACAAATTAGAAGGTAAAGATATTGGTTTAGTTATTATTGATGGTATTGCTGATTTATGTGCTGATGTTAATAATATAGAACAGGCTTCAGAAGTTGTGCAGCATTTAATGCGTTGGAGTAAGGAATTAAATTGCCACATAGTAACAGTTATTCACTCAAACTTTGGTACTGATAAACCAACAGGACATTTAGGTTCGTTTTTGGAAAAGAAAGCAGAAACACAAATACAATTAGAACTAAATACAGTAAACAAAGATTTGGTTAAAGTAAGTTGCAAACGAAGTAGAAATGCAAGTTTTGAAGACTTTAATTTTAAAGTCAATAATTTTGGATTTCCACAAGTTGAAGGTGATTTATATGATATACTGAAAGACGTAAAAATATGATAGTATTAAGTTTATTTAACGGAATGAATACAGGTCGCCAAGCGTTAGAAAACGTAGGTATAAAAGTAGATAAATACTATTCAAGTGAAATTAAACCATACGCTATTGAATTAACGCAATATCATTTTCCTGATACTATACAAGTTGGCGATGTTACTAAATGGAGAGAATGGGATATTGATTGGAAAAGCATTGATTTAGTATTAAGTGGTTCACCCTGTCAAGATTTAAGTGCATCAGGTAAAAGAGCAGGTATTAATGGAAGTAAAAGTAGTTTGTTTTTTACTTTTGTTGAAATATTAGAACACATAAAATCTTTAAATCCAAATGTTTTATTCCTTCAGGAAAATGTAGGTAGTGCATCTAAATTAGACGTTGGAATTATGAGTAGGGCTTTAGGAGTTTATCCTGTGCGTATTAATTCAAGTTTAGTTACTGCTCAATTAAGGGATAGATACTATTGGAGTAATATAAGAACAAAAGAAGATGGAATGTTTGGCGATGTTATAACTGATATACCACAACCTAAAGATAAAGGTATTATGTTAAAAGATATTATAACAAGTGGAGAAGTAGACAGAAATAAAAGCAGGTGTTTAATTGAAAGGTATATTGGTGCAATTCCTAAAAGCCACGATGCTATACAAAGGCATTTAAAAGAAAGGGTTGAATTTGGTTCATATACTGTAGTTAAAGAAAGTGATTTATTAAGAGCATTTAATAAAACTGAAATGTGTAGATTGCAAGGTTTCCCTGATAATTATTGCGACATACTTTCAACTGAAAAAGCAGGTAGTTTACTTGGCGATGGTTGGACTTTACCTATAATAGAACATATTTTTAGCTATATTAAAAAATGTTAATAACTTATTAATAAATTTGAACTATGGAAAACTTGACAATTAAAAATCATTTACAAGATTTAAAAGTATCTACTTCAAGAATGTTAGTTTATAATTCTGATAACCCTGAGTTGTTAGCTTATTTTAAAGATGTAGTATTTAAGTTAGATATGATTGAGCAACTTATACAAGCTGATTCAGTTATTGATTGGAACGCTATTGAGGGTGCTTATAAATCAATTTTAAATTTAGATAGTGAATTAACAAACGTTGAAATAAATATTGCTTTAAAACCTGCTATAGAAAAGAAAGTAGGTAAAATAACCGCTAAACTTTATTAATTATGATTTACATTTTATTAGCTTTATTAGTTATTCTTTTAATTTGGGCAGACCAAACAAAAAAAGATATTCAGATAGCATCAATACAGGGTTTTATGGTTGGTGTTCTTTATGACTGTGATGAACAAGATGAAGAAAAATATTATACTATTCAAGTTTTACTTGGGGTTTTATCAATCAATATTTATTGGTAATGAATATCTTAAATCAGGTTGCAAAGTATCATAACGATTGGGTAGAACTTGCTGCAGTTTTTGATAAAGATTGGGCAGAGGATATCGTTCAGGAAATGTACCTTTTATTACATAAGTACAACGTAACCGAACAGCAAATGTTTACTAATGGTAAAATCAATCGTGGTTATGTATTTATAATAATAAGAAACATACACTTTCAACTTTACAATATTAGAAAACGAATTGACAAATGTGAATTGAATGATGAAATTTACAACTTGATTGATGACTATTCAGAAGAGAAAGAAAACGAATGGAATGAATTTAGAATAAAAGCAGAGCAAGAAGTTAATTCTTGGGAATGGTACGACAAAAAGCTATTTACTTTATATAGGGATAATAAAACCTCAATAAGAAAATTAGCAAAAGAAACAGGTATTAGTTTTGTTTCTATATTTCACACGTTAAAAGCTAATAAGCAAAAACTTAAAAGATTATTACAAGACGATTACGATAATTTAAAACTTTAAAAAATGGGCAGACCAAAAAAATCAAAAGGACTTGGTGATACAATAGAAAAAATCACTGAAGCAACAGGAATTAAAGCAGTAGTTGAAGCAGTATCTGAAGCAACAGGAATAGATTGCGGTTGTGAAGATAGAAAGCATTTACTTAACAAAATATTTCCTTACAAAAAAACAGAATGTATAAACGATGTAGATAACGAATGGTTAACTAATTTCTTTTCGGTAACTAATAATCAGTTAACACCAAAGCAGCAAAATAGAATTACTGAAATTTACAAGAATGTATTTAATGAAAACATACAGCCTTCAAATTGTGGTTCTTGTTGGAGAGATAAAATAAACGAACTGAAACAAGTTTACGAAACTCAGAATGCAGGTAAATAACCAAAATAGGTTTGAAGTAACATTTGATAAAGCAAAGTTCAGCTTATTAAACAAAGACAAAAAGATTTCGTGGTTGTTTAGAAGTTCTGAAGTTGGAAAGTGTGCTAAAATCTTTGATGACTATTATAACTCTGAACAAACTTTAACCCCAAAAGGTTGGTTTTTATTTTATAAGTCAGTAATGGGTGTTGAAATACTAAAAGAAGTTTCCAATAAGATTATGGAAATAACTAAATTAGATGAAGATACCTGTTTTGAATATACAAAGTTCAGAGTTCTTGGTCAAACTTGGAATGGTATGTTAAACGAAATAGATTTAATTAACGAACTTAAACAAGAATTTCCAAACATTGAATTTAGAAAGGCAAACTATAATTTAGATGAAAACTATTTTACTGATTGGGAAGCATACAGCCACGGAAAGTTATTTTTAGGTTTACAAATTAAGCCAATAACATATCAGTATATGAATACACCTTATCAGAATCAGGCTAAATTAAACCACGAACTGCAAAGGCAAAAATACAAAGATGAGTTTAAAGTTCCGCATTTTTTAATATATTACGATAACAATAAACTACACGACAAACAAAAAGTAATAGACAAAATAAATACATTATTAATAAATTTAATAGAAGTTAGATGAACACAATACAATTAGAATATTTAAAACAAGTTATCCTTTCACAGTTGTTATTAGAATGTAACGAAAATTTACGCTTTACAGTACAATACAAACAACAAATTAAGAATAGAATAAACTTACTTAACAAGGATTTAGAAAGCGTTGTATTTAAAGAATATACGAATGTTTATAAAACCGACCCTGAAATGACTACAAACATTTTAAACAAAATAGAAAGTTTGGTTACTAAATTAACAACTTCTACTTTAGATGAGTTAATTATGATTAACGCTGTTATTGATAAATACAACGATAACAAAGAATGGTTTAAAGAATATGCTGAAACAGAATTTTTAAAAATAGACTAATGAGCAAAATAACACCAATGCACTATATGACAGAATCAAGAGTTGACGTTATAGACTTTTGTAAAATGTACGATATGAATTTTAATCGTGGAAATATAGTAAAATATTTAGCAAGAGCAGGTAAAAAAGATAATGAACTTGATGACTTGCGTAAAGCCTTAAACTATTTAATGCGTGAAATAGAACACCACGAGAAACTTCAAGAACAATGGATAGAAAATAATAAGTAGGGTAACACCTACTTTTTTTTTGTTAAATTATTGTTAAAATGTTAATAAGTAAAAAATATTTATTATATTTGCTTCATCAAACAATTAAAACAAAAACAATTATGAGAGCATTTAAGTACAGACAAGAAGAAGTAGAAGTTGAATACAACACCTACGATGATGGTGATAAAGAATACCACCCTGAAATTATTATTGAAGCAGTTTATTTTAACGGAGTAGATATACTTCCTGTAATGAGCCAAGCTGACGAGATAGAATTAAAAGAAGAAATGTACGATAACCTATTTGCATAATGAAAACAGAAATTATAAACGAAATAGATAGCCTTATTCAATTAACTTCAGACTTGGATAATGTGTATATCAAAAACAGATTACGTTACGTTAAAAAGCTATTATTAACTGAATGGAACGAATCAGATTTATACTTTGAACAAATCAGAGAAGTATTAAAAGAAGAAGAAACAATGAACAATTTAAACAATTTAATGGATTTTAAGATATGATAACAACATTTGACAACAAACAATGGAACAAAGAAGAACTATTAGCTAATATGTATGATGATAGTTTTTACTATGGTTATTTAGGGCAAAACGCTTTAAGTAGTTCAAGTATTAAAACATTATTATCTTCTCCTAAAACTTATTACTTTA